ATACCAGAGCCGATTAATCTGCATATCCAAATTATAATTTGTGCGAATGTCTTGCAATAATTGCAACCAATTAGCTTGAGTCATATTCGGTATTTCTATCATTTGATTCATCTCTCTTTTTTTTAGAAGTTTAAAAATCACTAATATGATGAAATTTTACTGATACCGTAAGGGGTACACAAGATGCTAGCATAATTCCAGTAAATATAAATCATCTAGCTATAACAGATACCACTTCTTCCCCAATTACATGGGTTCCGCTTCCAGATAATACAGTTGGTTACGAATCATATTACAATTCACTTGGAAATGGAGTAGATAATACAATTAAGGCTATAAAATATGTAAATAATCCAAATAATCCGGGTATAATTGTCGCGGGATGTCATAAAAATTCATACGAATTGCAAAGCATTATAAGTAGTAATAATGTATCTTATTATGTGGACCAAGGATTATCGGCTCAGACATGGGATCCGCTCCCCTATTTAAATAATAAAAACGACAGTACGGGAGTTTATCCGAGCGGAGTATCTGGCCATGTGTATGCGGTAGTGTATGACGGTAATGACATTATTTATGTAGGTGGGGATTTTAAAAGCGCTGGTGGAATAACCGCAAATAATATAGCAAGATATGTTGTTGGAAATCAGCAATGGTTTGCGCTAACAGACTCTACTATAAAACTAAATGGAGTTAATGGGATTGTATATGCGTTAGCATATGATGCTAATAGCCAATTATTATATGTTGGTGGAAATTATACGAGCGCGGTCGGGTTAAATACGAAAAATATTGCGCAATGGGATGCGAATAGTCAAATTTGGGTCGAAATAAACTCCAATGGATTCAGTGGTCCCATCTATGCGTTGGATTGGGACTCGATTTATAACAGATTATATGCTGGAGGAGATTTTATTAGCGCTGATTTCATAATAGCATCAAATATCGCGTTTTGGGATACCTCAAATTGGTTTGCTCTACCGGGTTCATCGGGCGGTGAAGGAACGAATGATATCGTCAGAGCCATTAAAATGGCATCATTCAATCAATTAGTATATGTTGGTGGAGATTTTACTGCGGTTGAATTCCTAGGAGGAACTCCTAAACCAGCATCAAGAATTGCTACATGGAACCCAAGTAGCAATAAATGGGAAGATATTGGCGGAGCAAATAGTTATGTTTTAGCACTAGAGGAATGTAATAGTGAAATGATTGTTGGAGGTAATTTTACAATTGTGAATATTTTAAGCCCAGTTTCCGCAAATTACATAGCAAGAGTCGATGGTTCTAATAATTGGAATATTTTAGGCTCAAATGATGTAAATGATATAGTTAGATGCATTACTTATGATAATATTAATCCAGTGGGGTTATTATATTTTGGCGGAGATTTTACTGCGATGACTACAGTTGTTGCTGGAGTCTTTACATCAGTTAAATATATCTCGTCCGCGGATCCTTTATCTTCGTATGCTTTTGACGCGCTGCCGGCAACTGGATATGGAACAAATTCAAACGGAACAAATGGACCTGTATATTCTGTGGATAAAGGTAGGGTAGGGTTTCCTATTATTGTAACAGGTGGATTATTTACTAAAACATATTATGATTCGATTTTATCGACGCAAAATATTCAATACGGAAATAATGTCGTTTATTGGGATTACAATTTTACTTTTAATTTAGGTTGGAACATAATGAATTCGAGAATACCAGATTTAAATGGAATTGTGAAAGCATTGGTCTACACAGCCACTGATATTTACGCAGGTGGAGAATTTCAAAATGTATCGACAACACAAGCGCTTCATTTTGTTAGATGGAATATTGCCGATGAATTATGGTATCCGATTATATCAAATAGCGAAAATGGTGTAAATGATACTGTAAATGCTTTGACGATTGATGCTCAGCATATATATTTAGGAGGTAAATTTACAATAGGAGGCGGGAAGTTATTAAATTATATTGGAAAATGTGATATTTCAAATAGTCTATTTGGTCAATTTAATTTTATCACAGATATTGGTTTCAATGATCAAGTAACTAGTTTATTTGTAAACGCAGCGGACACCCTGGTTATTGGCGGAATTTTTACTCAAACGGAGACTGGTTTGTTAACAAATATTTATCGCGTTGCTAAAGCAAGCATAGTAACCGACATCATAAGTGCTATAAGAAATCTATCGGGAACTCATTCGGGATTTGACGGCCCTGTATTTGCTGTATATAATATTAATCCATATATATATTTTGGTGGATCCTTTTCAATTTCGGCATCTTTGGGCGATTTAACATTGAATAATTGTGCTTATTATGATGCTTCCGCTTTATCTGGTCTGGTAATATTAATCCCGGTTGGTACAGGAGCATTTATAGATACAGAAACATTAACTATTTCCAGCAGTATTACACTTCCTTTAAAATATAAATTAGCGAATCTAATTTGCAGTGATTTTGATTTAAACACCTGGATAGTGGCTTTTAGATCGATTGGTGTAACCTTTTAATTACCCTTTTAATTTTAAACCGAAATTAATATAATTTATTAAAATTTAAATATAAGGTTATAAACCTTTTCTAAATGTATATATAATAATGGCATTTACCCGTTTTCACGATGATGCGTGTCGAATAACAAAACAGCTTCAGCAGCAAACCGACCAAGGTCGTTGGATTATCGATGTGCCTGGCAACGGTGGCGACAAACCATGTTTTGCTCTAGATCCACAAATAATTCCGCAAAAATGGGGCGCCAATTTGTGGACTAATTCTGTTGACATTCAAAGCGCACTTTTAGGAATAGATAAACGGCTGAATCGCGATGTACCGAATACTGTAAACGCTTTAACAAATAAGAGTGTCAATCCTTATAAGCGGTTTACCGTAAACGCAGCACCCATTTCGTATCCAGTTTGCGACACTTTTTTGACAACAGACCAGTCGCGGGTGATAATGCCGGCGTGGACAGCTCGAGATTTACAGCAAAATCACGCCTATATTTTACCAAATGATCCGCAATCAAATACAGAGATGAAGTTTGGCAACTATATCGACACGCGCATTTTAGAGAAGAAGCATTTTAAAAGGGAATTTGATTGCGTGCCACTAAATGACCAAGGTTATACGGTTCCGATAAAACAATTTTCTTCAGGACAAAAAACCAGGGGAACATATATAGCAGGTCCTAATACTTGTGGAGCAAGAGGATCTTGTGAAAAGATATAAGCGACAAGAGAAGCGATAAGACAAGCCGATAAGCGCCAACAAGAGAAGCAAAAAACAACAAGAGAATAAATATAAATTATATAGGCACTTTTTTAAAAGTATATATATAATATAATAATGGAATTAGCAATACCACTAATAGCACTAGGAGGAATGTATGTGATTTCAAATAGTAAAAATAATGATGCTTCAAAAAACGCATATAATGAGGGATATACTAACAAAAAAAAGGAGAACTTCGACAACATGGGAAGAAAGTCGAATTATTTACCAAATACTCAAACAGCGCCTCAAAATTATCCAATAATGAATAATAAAGAGCTTATCGACACTGTCCAGGAATACCCGAATGCCAATACCGCCTCCGATAAGTATTTCAATCAAAACGCATACGAACAGCGAGAAAGAGCGGGCAAATCCGTTGGCGATACGATTCAGCAAGTATATTCATTAACCGGTGATTACATGAATTCCGACCAATTTAGGCATAATAATATGGTGCCATTTAACGGCGCGAAACCGCACGGTCAGACATATAATAATAACAATGCCGAGACCATTTTAGACAATTATGCCGGAACCGGTTCTCAAATAATCAAGAAGATTGAGCAAGCCCCGCTTTTCAAACCCCAGGAAAATGTTCAGTGGACTAATGGTGCGCCCAACATGAGCGAATTTTATCAGTCTCGCGTGAACCCGGGTATTAAAAATAATATGGTAAAACCATTCGAGTCTGTCCGAGTTGGTCCGGGTTTAGACAAAGGTTATTCTGCTAACGGTTCTAACGGTTACAACTCCGGAATGGAAGCGCGCGACCAATGGCTACCAAAAACAGTGGATGAACTTCGGGTGGCGACAAATCCCAAAGAGGAATATTCTCTGTTAAACCATCAAGGCCCGGCCCAGTCCGCGATAACTAATATCGGCATTTTAGGAAAAGTGGAGAAAAACAGGCCTGATACCTTTTTCATAAATTCACAAGATAGATGGCTCACAACCACAGGCGCTGAAAAGGCGCAGCGTGTTGTCGCCGAAGAGGTCCTCAAACAATCGCATAGAAATGAAACGACTACTCACTTAACTGGCACACCAAATGCGGTCTTAAAAACGGCGAGTTATGTCCCAAAGCAGCACGAGGCCTCAAAAAGAATGCAGCTCGATGCCGCGAACCATATCGGACATTCGAATGCTGCTGGAACCGGTTCTCATTTGGACGGCGAAGGATTTTTAAAGAGTCACACGAATTATACAAATAGCAGAAGTGCTAATCCGCAACCGCAGATATTTGGCTCTGGATTTTCAGGCGCGATTGGTGCCGTTATTGCGCCCCTTATGGATATATTTAAGCCGGTAAGAAAGGAAGAGTATGTGTCGAATATGCGCGTCTACGGTAACATGCTTGGAGAAGTGCCGGGCAATTATGTGCTAACATCAGGCGATTTACCTGGCACAACGGTTAAAGAAACCACCATGTATCGACCCAATGGTTATATTGGAAATCAATTGAATGGCGGCGCTTATGAAGTGACAGAGCAACAATCCATCACAAATCAGCGCGATACTACGACGGACTTTTGCCAAATAAACCCGAGCGGCGGTGCTGGAACCAAGCATGGCGCAAAACAGTATGATTCGGTTTATAGGCAGACTAACAATGAAGCCAAAGAGAAGTCCATCGTGTCGAGAACGAATCAAGGAAACATGGCCATGTTTAATGCGGACATGAATGTGTCGCATTCTAGGTTGGACTGCGACCGCGAAAATAACCGAATGTGGGCGCCAAGTGCGGTAATTCCTAGCGGACCTTCGGTTAAAACTTACGGCAAAATTCACACGCCTGCATTGACGAATCAGTGCACCACAGGCTGCGACAGAATGGATCCAGGTTTGCTAGAAAATCTAAAATCAAATCCATATGCGTTTCCATTTAATAGCGTTGCGTAAATCAAACTAACAATAAAATAACAATAAAATAACAATAAAATAACAACCTAACAAATCAAACAGCCATTATAACCAATTCGTAATATTAACATATAAAAACACTATTTTAATATTAATAACGCATAAACAATGTCTTTACCAATCCATGAAAATATCAAAACCAAATTGGAATACTTTCATAGTATCCATAAAATTCCCAATATTATCTTTAACGGACCATCTGGTTCAGGTAAGAGCACTATTGTAAATGATTTTGTTAGTTTAATTTACGAAGGGAATAAGGAGAAGATTAAAAATTTTGTAATGTATGTGAATTGTGCGCACGGAAAAGGCATCAAATTTATCCGAGATGAACTAAAGTTCTTTGCCAAGACGCATATTAACTCGAATGGAGGAAATACATTCAAGAGCATAATATTATTGAATGGAGACAAACTAACAATGGATGCGCAATCCGCGCTAAGACGATGTATCGAGCTATTTAGTCACAATACGCGATTTTTTATTATCGTGGAAGACAAATATAAATTATTGAAACCGATTTTGTCGCGATTTTGCGAGATATATGTTTCTGAACCGGAATATAAGGGGAAAACTATAAATCTATACAAATATAATCTAGATGAAACCTTTAAACTAACAAATGTAAAACAGACAAAGTCAGAGTGGTTAAAGAAGGAGCTTATAAAGCCGATAACGGCGGAAACAGATTTGATTGCGTTTTCAACCAAATTATATGAAAGGGGGTACAGTGCTTTAGATATAATTAAGTTACTAGAGGAAGTCGTTAATTTTCAATTAACCAATTTAAAAAGATACGAATTGTTAGTTGCGTTTAACAAGGTAAAGAAAGAATTTAGAAATGAAAAATTACTAATATTGTTCATATTGAACTTTGTCTTTTTGGATGTAGAAACGAGGTTAGACAATATATCTTTTATGTAAAGGGAACTGTCGTCTTCGCTTCGCAGACCTTTTGAACCCATGCTATAAATATGCTTTTGCTTATGCTTATTTGCTTTTTGCTTATTGGTAGAACTAGTAGACCGACTTATCCAAGGTGAGTTAAAACTAGCAAAAAAAAAACTCTAATTCTTACATATAACAATATGGATGATTTTAATGTTAGCTCGTTACATGAATCAAAGAATGAATGGGGCGCAAGATTGCTTACTATTTTGACGCCATTGGTGATCGAGGGGTTTAAATCTATATTCGACGAGTCGGTGAAGTTGTGTAAAGTAAATGAAGAGATGGGGAAATATTTAATGACATTTCAAAATCTGATTACTCGCATTCCGAAATGGAATCCTACTATTATAGAACAAGAACGAAAACGAATTATTGATCGAAGCGGCTGCGGATATTTAGAAGAATTGGTAACATGTGTTCATATAATTCAGCTAAAGCTATTGACCGCGATGCGTGTTGGTCAGAAACAGAAAAAAATCGACATCAATATACCTAAATTAGACGATTTCATTCACAAAGCATACATTAATGTAGCGCGAAAGATATATAAAAATGTTTATCTATTTGAAATCAATATACCTCCTTTACAAATACAAAAAAATAATCGAGAAATGGAGACAATTGTTCAGGAATGTATTTTGAATGCGGTCAGAGAGAGCATCCCAATTGAGCATATTTTGAAAGCATATATGGACGAAACGGTGGAAGACGATGTCATCGAGGAAATCAAGGAACAAGTGGTCGAAAAGACCGAAGCATTGAATGCTAGAGGAGAGACGGCTTTTATTGGCGAATCTGATAAAAAGGATGCAAAAGAAGTCAAAGAAGTCAAGGGAGAAGGGATTACATTTAACGATGTAGACCAGACTGTAAATGAAAAAGGGAAGGAAGAATTAATCAGCGCCCCAAAGACTTTAGAGCGCTTAGAGGAAATAAGTAATTTAAGAAATATTCAAAGGAAAATGGATGAGGAAGCCGATGCGGACGACGATAACGAAATCTTGAAAATTTCAGAAGAAATGGTTGATCTAAATAGTTTAGATGTACATGTAATTGGCGAAAAATCGCTGGAACTGGAACCAAACTTTTTGTTAGATGAAATAGAAGTTTTAGCATAATTTATTGTTTAACGCGTTAAATTCAAAATTGTATTGTAAAAATATATTGTAAATGAGTAATATATTTTTAGTAGCAGGAGTTGTATCCGTTATTTTCTTTGTCGCTAAATTTTTGGAGATGCAGTATATTGAAAAGGAAAGTAAACCGCTGAAGATATTGATTCGAGATACATTGGTCGTGTATGTTTCTGTCGTTATTGGGAGCTTTATCTTGGAGCAACTGAGTCCAGTAATTAAAGATATTTCTGTAATAGAAAGTCCAGGGGCTTTTACGGATAATCCGCCATTCTAGTAAGGGAACTGCCGTTATCGCTTCTTTATATATTATTTCAATTAATATAATTTAATTTCATAACTGTTCATTTTGGCTCCACCTTACCCGAAGGGAAAAGGTGGACTTATCTACCAGTCCACACCTTAACGAAAGATTCGTATGCTTTTTTATTTTTAAAATCATTCGAATATTCATCATAATGATACTTGAAAGCCTTGTGATGTTTAAATATGCTACCAAATAGCGAATGTGTATATTTTAATTTCGGACATTCTTGCCAAAAAAGCAATCCCATAATTCTTTCCAATCCGCATCGGTCGGTTCTGCTATTAATAACACGAATTAAATTAGTAATTCGGTATTTTGCTTCTAGCATTTCTAAGAAACTTAATTGAATATACGACATTGCTCCAAAACATAGTTCGAATTTTTCACCTTGGTTTAATCCCAATATATTTATGTCCGACCCTTTAAGTCTTTGTTTAAGATATAAATTATGTTTCAAATTGCTACTGATTCTTAATAAATTATCTAAATTATCTTTATCGTAAGCGTGATGCCATAAAGGTAACACAGGGTAGCCGATGCGTTCAAATGGAATTCTTTTGTGAATAAAAACACTATCGTGCAAAATGACTGCTCTGTCGAACCACTTATACCTTAAAAAATATATATATGGAAGTAGCTCGCCGCGTTTAGGATATTCTGACTGTATAATTTCGAGATTTTTATAATCATGTTGCGCTTGTATAAAAGCATAATTACTATTATCATCGATGATAACAATCTTCTTTAAAGGATAGTGAGTTCTTATTAGCTTTACACACTGATTCCAATATTGATTTGTTAGTTCCGAATTGACATGTCTTGTTATTATAAATCCATATGACATTTATAATAATAATAGAAATAAATTATAACCCAATAGTTATTTATACAAGTGACTGTAATACATCTATATCCATCACTCGTTCTCCCTTTGAAATTCCATTTTTTAAAATAACAAATTTGCTAAACTCTGGCCTGTTTAATTGCGCGCTTGGACTATGATTGTGAACACATCGCGCAATCATTTTATATAATTTGAATTCAGGATATCGCTCCGATCCGTTGTTTTTATATAGAACATTGACCCCGTTATCGTCAGTACACCATTCCACCATCAATTTTACAATTGGTTCGCAACTATTAATATTTTTAATGCTATCCATGTCATCTATAATATAATCGAAAATAGAACACGCCAATCGACACAAGTCGAAGCTGAAATTGGGTTCAATTCGTGGTTTTTTGTCATTAAAATAGGGTTCCGTATTGTATTGAGTAACCGCATCTCCGCCCGTTTGAAAGCTATCGCTACAAAATAATTTATTGTCGAATTTATAAATTGCGCGTCCAAAATCAATGATTTTAAAAATCCTTCCAAAGGTTGGAACCTTGTAATACTTTTTCTTGTATAAATAATACAAATGCTTTTTGTTAGTTGGGATATACATGACATTATTGGTATGTAAGTCATTGTGGGTAAATGAAAATAATTTCTGATACACAATCAATGTCATTATTATTTGCATAAGAGCGGACATCCATTCGTCATGAGTTAAATCCGTATTCATAATTAAATCATCTAAAGTGCTCTCGCAGTTTTCCATACAAATAACCTGAACTGGGAATTTTTGAAGAGTTAAAAATAATTTTTCTTCTTCTAAATCGTAAGAACTTTCCGTTCCAGAGCCCGAATCGGAGTCAGAATCTGTTCCAGATTTAGATCCAGATTTAGATCCAGATTTAAGACTCTGAGTTTCTGAACCACCAGATTTAGAATATGACTTAGAACAATCTAATTCATCTGTATCCTCTTCATCAATATCATTTTCATCAATATCATTTTCATTCGTATGAGATGTTCTAGAGGAACAAGTAGAACCAGATTTAAGACTAGCTGATTTTTTCTGATCCGTAATATCAATAGAATTTGTAATATCAACAAGATCCATGTTTAGCATTTTCACATCATCTAAAGAAATCGAAGTGCTTGTTTCGTCATTTGAGAAAATGTTTTCAAACATCGATTCGTCTATCGATTTTACAGATAAATTCGATTTCTGAGAAATATTCATAATATTTAACGGCTTTAAACTAGGTTCCAGCATACTTTGACTCTGAATCAAATGCGAATAATCTTCTACCGTAAACAGCGTATTTTGTTGCTTATTAAAAAACTCGGATTGAACTAAATAGTCAATATCATCAATCACATTGATTCTGTAGTCGTTTTTAATAGCCAAAAAAGAGCCGTAATAATCTAGTCCGTGAACAAAATTATATTTATGTAGCACCTCGCTAGTTAAAAAGGAGAAAAATCCATCCACATAGGAGGAATTGTTAGGGTCTTCTATCTTTAAATGAACTGGTTTACTCTTATCAACAGATGGCAAATTAAATAGATTCTCATCTGAATGATTATATTTGCCTACTAGGTATTTAAATGGATCTAACAAAGGCGCCATTTTAATGAATACCTTTTGAGTCGTAGCAAAATCCTCGTCTTCTGTTATATTTTTCAGTTTACATGTGTAAATATGCTCCTTATCTCTATCGTCATCTCCATTATCTTTATTTTTGGGCTTGGCCTTGATATCCTTAATATCTGAAATATGCCACATGTGGTTTAAATTAATAGCGTTAAAATTGGTGCTGTTTAATGAAAAAAATTTGTCGTAAATAGGTATATAGTTCTGTACTTTAGATAAAGAAATATTCGGATTAGATTGAAATTTGTTGAAAAGATTTACATTCTTCCTCTTCTGATAATTTATAGTTATTGCCATTAGCTAATAAAAATAAAATTATAAATTATATTTAACTTATTATAAATGAAATAGCTATAAACTAACAAATGCTTAAATAAAATGCTTAAATAAAATGCTTAAATAAAATGCTTAAATAAAATGCCTAAATAAAAAAAGATAATCAAAAGATAAGTATTTAAATCGCGTAAAATAATATCCTTTTTTTTAAAATATGTTATAGTATAATAATGAATTTAGAGCTAAAACGTTTTGATATGAAATCTATCAGTTTTAAGCCTAATGAATCTAAAGGCCCGGTCGTCGTTTTAATTGGACGCCGCGACACTGGTAAATCATTTTTAGTAAAAGATTTATTATATTATCATCAGGATATTCCTATCGGCACCGTCATTTCCGGGACGGAAGAAGGGAACGGGTTTTACGGCAAACTGGTGCCGAAATTATTCATCCACAATGAATACAATACAGCCATCATCGAGAACATTCTGAAGCGACAGCGGCAAGTTTTGAAACAAATCAAAAGGGAGATGGAACAGTTTAAAAGATCTACGATTGATCCTCGAACTTTTGTTATCATGGATGACTGCTTATATGATAACACTTGGGCAAAGGAGAAATTAATGAGACTCCTATTTATGAACGGTAAATTAAATTTTTTATGAATGGTTGTCATAATTTGTGACCATACATCATGTGCTTGCCGTTAAGAGTTATTCCAAAAGAATAGCTAGTGTTCTATTTATTAAATTAAATTAAATTAAATAAAGAACGCAACACTTCCAAATTGCGGGGATATCTTGCTAGGATTATGCTACTAAACCATCTAGGAAACTAGGATGGCGGCTTATGCTAACTACATAAGGTATAGTAAAAAAGCATAATATAAAGACAATCCGCAGCCAATCTTCTAAGTCCGTTATGATAAGGATATGAAGACGGTTCAACGACTAAATGCCAGTGGGCTGGAGCTTGTTAATCACTCGCGATGAAAGCCTAAGATATAGTCTAAACCCACTCGAGAGAGTGCTGTGCCCATTTAAAAAGCATGGATTTAATGATTTCAGAAGGAAATATCTGAATGAAATGGTATAATTGAGACACTGGAAGGTGATGTTAATAATTACAATGCAATATCCACTAGGCATTCCACCAGCATTAAGAACAAATATAGATTATGTTTTTATTTTGAGAGAACCCTATATCGCAAATAGGAAGCGAATTTACGAAAATTACGCAGGCATGTTCCCGACATTGGAGTCATTTTGCCAGGTAATGGACCAGTGTACAGAGAATTTCGAGTGCTTGGTAATAAATAACAACGCCAAATCTAACAAACTACAGGACCAGGTCTTCTGGTATAAAGCGGACGCACACAATGACTTCAGATTAGGCTCAAAAGAGTTCTGGGAACTGTCTAAACAGCTAAATGATGAAGACGAAGAGGAGCAATATGACCCAAATAATGTGAAGAAACGCGGGCAAGGACCTAAAATCGCCGTCAAAAAGAGTAAATGGTAGAAATCTTGCTTTACAAAATTGTAAAAAGCGATTTTAATTATTTATTAAATAACACAGCATTAATTTCTCTTAATACATTTGATAAATCAAACCCTTTTTCATTAGGATTAAATCTTATTATTTTATTACCCAATGACATAATATACATTTCTCTTATTTTTTCATTTTCAGGGTTACGATCATTGTGATTATTTTCGTCACATTCAATAACTAATTTATAATCAACAAAATATAAATCTGCTCTATACTTACCTATGGTAAATTGGCGTTTGACAATTAACATATTGCTGTATGCGTTTGAAATAAAGCCAATTGTTTGATTTTCAATGCACATTCCGATATTTATTTGTTTTATATTTTCACTTAGATCTACAATATATCTATTTCTTAAATTATAAGAATTTTTAAATATTTCAAATGCTTCTTCTGTAAGAATATAAGTTATTTTATTTTGCCCTCCATTTTGTTTTATTGTTTTAAATTTATTTCGTTCAATAATATAATGAATATTTTCTTTATAATTTTTAGTTAAATGGGTAACTAATCTACATTTTACACTTGCCAAATATGACAATTCTTCTAAATTTCTTACGAATTCACACATTGTTTATAATACATTAACTATAATATGATAATTAAATTCAATTTTAAATATCATAAAAAACAATAATTAAATAATTTATAAATCAAATTAAACCCATTTAAATAATCCACATGGTTCGCAGTTATAAAATTTTTTACCTTTATTCGGTCCTTCTTTTTTAACAACTAGTATTTTAACATTTGAAGAACAATTTTCACAAGTTCCTTTGGTTTTTAAAAAACAACTGCTGCAAGTTTTCTTCCATTCTTTTTCCGATTCAGGTATCAATACATCGTCGCCGCACTCGATACATTCGATATAAATGTGTTTTTGAGATTGTTTATTTTGTTTAAAACAATCAGTACATCTAGTTTTGTAAGTTTCTGGAGACATTATATAATCACGGCAATCAAGACAATTTCTAACAGTAGAAATACAATCATGGCAAAATTTTGGATCTGTATTTATAGGTGCCGTAAAATCAATATTACATTTTAAACAAACTGACGCATCTTTTATCTGAATGCATACAGTACATAGTTTATTACCCTTAAGGTTTCTAGTCTCTTGCTTACAATTTAAACAAGAGACTGTTTTAATTTCCTTTAAAATTTGTTTATTCAAAATTTTAGACTTCTTTTTAATTTTATTTGGAACGCATGAACAAATGCCATTAATGCTACTGCTGTTAGAAGGGCTATATATAATTTTATCTTTTTGACAGATAATACATCTATTATTAATAGTATATTTCTGAGTTTCCATTTCAGATTCAGAACTAGAACTAGATTTATTTATTAATTTTTCAAGCCTTTGTTGTTTTTTAATTGTTCGATGATTTTCTTTGTATCCCTGAGGCCATCCATTTTTGATTTCATCTGCTCTGTCTCTAGATGCTCGCTGCATTAACTTATATTGCTCATCGTTTTCACTAATAACCCGGTGTCTTTTGTTACATACACTACCTACATTAAAGCAAACTCCTGACAAGTTATTTTCAAATTCAAATACATGTTCAATTCCTTGGCTACATATACAAGTGTGCGACCCATCATTTTCATCATCGTGTCTATATGAAATACAAGTGAAATCAGAATTATCGCTATTATTATGGTCATCATCTAATTCATTGAATGCTATTTTAAGCTGTAGAAAGCTTCTTAGTTGTAAAATGTAACCTTTAGGATATGTTAATAATAATAAGAATATAAATTTATCTGGTTTTTCGGGAGTTTTTCCATTATAATTTTCTGCCATAAATTTTGTTAGTTTAATCCAATAAATACAATAATTTTCCGGATTAGAAAATTTTATTATAAAGCCTGGTTCGTTCATGCAAGATAAAATTAATTGTTTAAACTCTTTATTCCAAATTAATGTAGTAATAGCAATCCATTTTCCATTATTTGTATATTCTTGAATTTGTTCCATTGATAATAATTATGTTAGTTTGTGTTTAATATAATTATTTAATTCTTTTCAATTTTATATCTATTCATTCTTTAAGCATCAATTTCCTTCTCCAAATCCTTCTCTAGTTCCTTCAAAGAAAAAGGCCCGCTGAGAAGCTCCGATCGGCCATAATCAGTCTTGCCTACCACAATGTTCTCGCCATCGAATAGCTCGGAACGAATGTCCGCAACAGAAATGCTATCGCTACCAGAATCACTAGTCAACGCTTTTTCTTGACTGGTCGCACTGACGCCGACCAAATTGCCTTCTGTATCAATATCTTGCGTCAAAATGTTACCATGCTTTTCCGCATTCTTCTTATTCTCATCAATCGCCTTCTGTTTGGTCTCCTTGACGCGCGTATCGAATGCGTTTTTCGCAGCGGATTCATTCTTTTGCTTCTCCTGTGCGAGCTGATTGAGCTCCTCTTCCATATATTCGACGCGACCAGTCTTGTAAGATTCAGGATCCCAGGGCAACCAAGTGCCAATCGGTCCCACAAAAATGTCAAAACTAGGGTCCACTTCTCGAATAAGTTTAGCGCGTAATTCCGCCTCTTCTTGTGACGCAAAATTGCCGCGTGACTTAAATCCACGCACCGATGTCTGGAAATTATACTTAATATTGAATTGCTTTTCTAGATCATCCTCCGCCTTATCCATAAATGTCTTGTAATCATCGTCAATCGATGAGCTGATAATGCTGTCACGCTCTTCCTTGACAAAACCCTCGTAGTCCTTCATTACATCCTCGAAATTCAGTTTGTATTTAAAAGACATGAAATTAATAAATTGATGAAACTTTTCCATGGATTTAGAAAATTCCCACTGCTTTAGGAATTCCTCAAAAAAGAACATTTCCTTTTGCTTTAGGATTCTTTCCGGCGTGATAAAGGAAAAACACCCGAAT